ATTGGCTGTTGCACTGGCTGTTGTTGTATTTGTACATCATTTTCCCGCTCTTGTAAAGCCCTTCTTTGATTTAAATTTTGAGTAGCGTCAAAGACCCTATCTAATTTAATCTTGGCAGCAGTCATTTTGTCCTGAGCTTCGACCAATCTATCGCCATCTCCCGCCTCATAAGCGTCTCGATATTCCTTCTTAGCCATAGTCAATTCTTGCTCTGCACTCGTTTTAAAGGAGTCCACAGCTACTGCCTCGCTGGAGTTAACCTTGCCTTTTAAAGCCTTATTTTCTTCATAAAGCTTCTTGGCAACTTCAATTGCTTCCTGACGCTCTCGCTCTGCAGCATCTTTTAATCTGCGCTCGTCATGGTAAATCTTGCGAAACCCTGCAATTTTCTTCTTTGCTTCCGCAGAATACTCATCCAGCTCATCCCGCTCCAAAGATTCTACAAACTCTGGCTCAGAAGGAATCTTGTTGCGGTCTTCTGGTGGGGTGTCGTCTTCAACTTCAACTTCAAAATCGTCTTCTTTGTCAGCGTCTACTAACTTTACTTCTTCTTCATCGGGAAACTTGTAGTTTTCCATTCGTATACTCCTTTTCGTTTACTTACGTTTAATACCACGTGGGTCATCTACTACGCCTTCCACAGAATCATCGTTGATCATGCGGAATTCACGTCCATGAATGACTAAACGGCTACCAGCATAAGGTTTGACAAGGACAAAGTCGCCCTGTTTACACCAAGCACCGCTAGGAAAGCGGGTTTTATCTGCGTAGCAATCTGGTCCTAAACTAACTACAAACAGCACAGTGGTTAGAGTTTCTTCGATCCGCATTGTTTCGTCTGCCTTTGCGATACCGCTTTCAAACTCCTTTTCCTGTTCTGGGATAGCGCATAAAATGCGATAACCAGAGGGTTTAGGAAGCTGTGTTGCCTTTTCTTCGTCTGACTTATCAAGCAGATTCGTAAGATCTACTGCTTGTCCTAAGTCGATTTGATTACTCATCCGAGTTCTCCATTCTGTCTTTGAGGTCTAATACGTATCCACGAGCAATGAGCAGACCTCGAATCTCACCACACGATTTTTTGTAATCCTCGAAGTTTTCGTAATTTCCAAGGACTACTGCATCTTTAAGTTGGTTAATCTTGTCGTCAAATTGCTTAACCAACAGTTCTAATTCGGTCATTTTTTGTCATTCCCCTTGCTAGAGTTGTTTCTTGCGTTCATCTCAGCGGCTATTAGCTGTGCGGCTATTTGACCCTTCTGAGCATCTATCTGTTGCTTCTTGTGAGCCATATCTACGCCCAGTTTTGTGCCATCAAACTCAGATTTACGGTCTAAAGCAGTCCTATCCTTCTCAATGCTGACTCCAAGGCGGGTACCATCAATTTCTAACTGACCTTCTACCCGTTGGCGCTCGATAGCTAACTGCTCTACCCTTAATTGAGCATCCACTTGGTCTTTTTGAGCTTTACGTTGCTGCTCCTGCGCCTTAATTTGCAGTTCTTGCATCTGCATTTGGACAATAGGGTCTTCTGCCTGTTGTTGAGCTTGCTGTTGAGCAGCCTGTGCCTGATTTTGTTGCAACAATTGAGATGAAGCTTGTGCCACCAGACGTGAAATTTGAATTTCGTAGTCCTCTGGGAGGGCATCTTGGTCTTCGTCCTTCATATAAGGCAATGGAGCACCTAGTTGTTGCTCGATCATCTGGCGGTACTTGAACCCAAAGTGCTCTGCAATGTGCGCTTGGAGTGCCGCAGTCATCTGTTGAGCTAATGGGTTCTGTCCAATCACTGCCGCAGTCGTTGGATCTTGCAAGAAATTGGTGTGCGCTGCAATATGAGCCTCTTGATCTTGATAGATAAATGCTTTTAAAGGCTTTTGGTTGAGCACATCCATGTTTTCGGTGATTGGATCCTTTGGTTTCTTGTCTTCTTCCAATGGAATAAGCTTCTGAGCGTTGCGAATTCCCAACACATCAAGCATTTGGCGGTGCAACTGGGGCATATTGTAGATTTGTGGTGCACCTTGAGCCAACTGTAGGACGGCTTGGTACTGAACAATCTTCTGCGCCATCGTTGCCGCATTAGGATCAGACACAGGAATAACTGTAACAAGTGAATAATCCGATTTTTTAGCTCTTGGACGACCATCTACAGGCTCATAATCATATTCTTCTGGGGTGTAGTCCCGAATAATGTCTTTTAACAGACGTAATTCTTGCTTCATTGAGTAATGGATACGGGCTTGTACCGCACTCATTACCTTTAAGGTACGCTCTAAAATAGCTAGGGTGGTTCCGACTGGCGCATTAGCGCTCATATCAGACACTTTCATGTCTGCTGCGGAAGCAAATCTACGACCTTCTTCCACAATAGTGCCAAGCAACTGATACAGAACCTGACTAGGTTCCTTGTATGGCAGGGTCATTAAGTTGTCTTTAATGGCTCCGCTAGGTACGTCCACATCACGGAACTCACCTGGTGCTATCGGGGTGTCGTCACCTTTGACACGCAATCCACGGGTCTTAAAGCCGCCTGGCAGGTTGCTAAGGGTTCCTGCGTCAACGAGCTGACGAATAAGAGACGTTCCAGACTTTGCAAAGGCTCCGACCAAATGGATAAGACCAAAGCAATAAAAGCCAAAGCCAGGCACGTAGCCGTAATGAACGAAATGTTGCCGTTTTTGTTTGGTTTCATCTTCTGGTCTCCAGTTACGTCTAATAGACAGGATCTCTTGGGTGCCTTTTTCCATCGTGACTACGTATGGAAGCGCTATTCCTGTTGGTTCTCCGTCTTCATCTACGTCCTCGTAACCTGGCAGATCTAGGTTAACGTGGATCTCAAGCAGTTTAAACCTGTCGTCTGAAGTGGCTCTAAAGCCCATCTTCTCCGCAATTTTCTTCTCTACTTCATCTAAAGCGCCAGTAGGCTCATCTAGATCTACGTCTCGGTAGAAACCCTCATACTGCAAACGCTTGAGTTCATTTTGGGTTTTACGCATGACGTGAGTGACACGAGGGGCTTGCTCTAGACTTGAAGCACCGTAAGGAACTACGATGTCTTCCGCTGGCACAAACATCGATACCTGACGGTTTAGGGCAGGGTCAAAGTACACCTTTTTAAATGCGTTACCCGAAAGACCTAAGCCCCAGATCATTCTTTCATGTTCAGGTCGGAATTCCTGCATCACATCTGTTAATTCATAGTTCATGTCATCTTGGACACGAGTGGCGGCTTCTTTCTTCTCTACGGTCTCTTTGCCAATGATCTGTGTTTTAACAGGTCCTGCCGCAGGGAATGATTCCATAATGGTCTCAGCTTGGAACTTCACTAAGGCTTCAGACAGTAGGGGGTGGTAGACACCACAGGCACCTTCCCAAGGGTCAGTACGCTCTTCAATCTTCATACCTAACAGCTCTAAGCCGTCTACATAGGTCTGAATCCAATCTTTACGGGCGCTAATGTCTTCTTCAAAGTCTCCTAGCAAATCCCCTGCGATCTCAGTTAAATCGCCTTGGCTCATATGTTCGGCTAGGTTGTCGTCAAAGTCGTCATCTAGATCAATTTCTAAAATGCCTATTTCCAGCTTCTCAAAATCTGGATCTTCGATTTCAATTTCGATTGTTGGCTCTTCTGTTAATGAGTCTATTCCGACAGGGGCTTGGTAAAGACTTTTTTCAATTGACATAATCTATCCTTAGTAATACGCAACTTTTCGTTTTGGCAAATCATAATCAGGCTCATCCGAGTTAATACGGATAAACCCGCCTTGGCGGAACCTTAAGAGGGCTTGGGACGTTGAGTCCACCAAGTCATCATGGTCTCCGTTAGGAAAAGAAGCACACTCTTCCATTACTTCCTCCGCCCATCTGGTATTGGGACACCATACAAACCCTGATGCAAATAAGTCTGAGATGGCGTTTACACGGGCTATCTTATCACTTCCTTTGCCTGGTGTATATTCCTGAAGCGGGATTCCCATCCGCCTCATTTCATAAATTAATGGCGCACCCGCAGCTTTTTTCTCAATAATTAAAGTGTGGGGTTCATATTCATGATAAAGCTCAAATGCTTTGGCTTTTAGCTCAGGGAACTCCATACGCTCTTTAAACGCATCAAGCAGGATTATATGAGCTACTTCCCGCCCTTCTGAATCAGTTTTATGGAATATTCCCCACGTGGTACAGGCGGAGTAGTCGGCACGGTTATTCTTCTCAAAGGCGGTATCCCATGACTGAATGATGTAATCGCAGTGGGGTGGCTCGTCATCTTCCCAGATCTTCCACATTTCCCGTTTGATAATTGCACCCTCTTCTGAGGTCGGATTCTGCTGATACTGGGCTTCCCATTTACCTACAGGGATCTCAGCCTTAATTGCCTCTAGTTCTTCTTTTTTCCAGAATTGGGGCCAGAGCGGGTTTCCTGAAGGCATCAGCGCAGGGAATTCAATGACCTCCCACTCGTCACCTTCCCGTTTAATGGAGTTGGCAATGATCTGCCCTGTCAAGTCTCGTTTAGACCAGCGGGTCATCACAATCACAATAGCGCCACCTGGCTGAAGTCGCTGGCGTGGACCTGATGAATACCACTCATAAACCCTGTCGTAGACCTCTGGGTTGCCTTGCATGGCTTCTTGCTCGGAATGCGGGTCGTCAATAATCAGGACATCCGCACCCTTACCCGTTACTGCTCCCCCAACACCAATCGCAAAGTAATCACCGCCCTTGTCTGTATTCCAACGACCTGCCGCCTTGGAATCAGAAGAAAGCTTGGTGGGGAAGATGTCTTGGTATTCCTGCATATTGACGAGGTTACGCACCTTTCTTCCGAAACCCACTGCCAGTTCTGCGGTGTGGGCGGTCTGAATAATTTTCTTCTGCGGGTATTTACCTAGGAACCAAGCGGGAAACAGATAAGAAGCAAACTCCGACTTAGTGTGGCGGGGTGGCATATTGATAATAAGACGCTTTAAGGAACCATTGGCGACTCTCTCAAAGGCATCTGCCATATCTTTATGGTGCTTGCCTGGTATAAAGGCAGACCACATACTGTTAACGAAGGAGAGGAAATGCTCTTTACAACGCTCCTTTTGATCCTCTTGCAGGATGACCTTAATCTTCGGGATCTCAGGAGAGTCCTTGGGCAGGGTGTCTAGTAAACCCCTGTAACGCTGTAACTCCGCAGTGCTTAGTAGACTCAAAGCGCAGTCATCTTCTCAACGGTTTTGTCAATCGGGACAAGACTACGGATCTTATTGGGTTGAACCTTTAAGAGTCCTCTGTCCTTTAGATCGTGAATGATGCGGTGGATATTAGACTTACTCTTGAGTTTAAGACCTGTGGCTATATCAGCATAACTAGGGGAAAACCCTCGGTATTTAATAAAGTCTTCTATGAAGTGCAGAACCTCCATTTGTCTTTCGGTCATTTGCAACTCCAACACAAGTTGTAGTTAATCATTTGGCTCTTCCTTATGCCCGTACAGGGATTTGATAAGGCGGAGTAGTCTTTCTCTTTCCGCATGGGTAAGGCTTTGTATAAAAGCCATAATCTCGTTAACCGTCTTCATAGGGTCATATAGTCCAAATACACAGGGGTATGCTCTCCCATATAGGCACCAAGAATATTAAACTCGAAGTACTCCATAGCTTCATCTAGGTTCATATCCCGCATCAGTATCTCTAGGATCTTATTGCGGTCATAACAAACCACTAGCAGGTCACAACGCTCCACGACTCCGAGGATGGCTTCATCGAAACCATCGAGGGTAAGGAGTTCAGGGTAATCCTCCGCAATACTCATTTGAGCAGCTCCAAGGCTTTTCTAACACTTGCTATAGCACTAGTCATTTCCGCCCTTTCTTGACCCCTTAGCTCGGCTTGTAGAGCCATCATAGAAAGCACGAGGCTTTTTAACTTCTCAATCAATGCATCATTCTTCATTTAAAACAATCTTTCCTGTTGGTCTGTTGGTTCTACCCACGGCTGTATACGCACTTTCCTAGATTCTATGTACTGCACCTTCTCTTCTAAGGACATAGCACGGAACCCTGCAAACATCTTATTCATTGCCCTAGTGAAGGCTGGATTGGACTTTTCAGGTCTTGGTGCAAACTCAGCTTTCAAAATACACTCCTGTTTAAACGTTCGTGGTATGTTACCACATTGCTAAAAAAATATATATAGG